CGGCGCTGAATGGTTCAACCGTGCGCCATACATTCCCCGTTGCGTACTCGCTGCGCTCAACTACCGGGCGGCCTGTTGGAGTGACAGGAGAGCCGCCGCCGTTGAAGAACTGGATGAAGACCATCCCGCCAATGAAGTCGGCGCCCATGATGGCCGTCTCAGTGGCCGGGCTTTGAATCTGGAATCTGTAGGCCATGACGTACTACCTATAACGTGCAATTTCGCGTGGGTCTGCCGCAGTGCGCAATTCAACCGCGCCAAACTTCACCACCCCAGTTCCAGAAGCGCCGCCCCCAGTCGATCCGACGCGAACCTCTACCCGCCAACGTAACGTGGCGCTGCCGCTGACGAGCTGGATCGGCGGCGTCAGCAACATCCCGTTGCTCATCGCGCGGGTCGGCAGCTTGATGTAGCCAGCACCGTCATCGAACGGCTCCATGTCGTAGGCGATCAGGCCGTTTGTACCGTTGTCTTTCAGGTAAAGGCTGACGCCCTGCCAGCCGTTGAAACTGCCAATATCGCACTCAACCGAAGCTTGTACCCAAGTGCCCGCTGGATAAGTGTGCGCAGTGTCGGCACTGTTCGTGCGGAAGTAGATCAGGCTGTCAGTCGCACCAGGCGTGCAGGTCAGCACCTGATAGTCGCCTCGGCCATCGGCGCGGGTCTCTTTGGTGCATGCCACCGTGGCGGCGCCGCTCGATACCTCAACGCGCATACCAGTCGCCACAGTACCAGTCGCACCAGAGGCCACAGCAGTGCCGCCAGTGCCGGTGCAAAACGGGTTAGTAAGCAGGTTGCCTAGAGGGTTGTGAGTGGCGTTGAATTTGTCGTCAGCCGACCATACGCGCGGCGCAGGATCAGGCAGCAGGCGAACCATGAAGTTAGCCAATGCCTCGCCATCTGCAACGCCGCCCGGTGGCGCAAAGTGGATATTGTCGTTTGAGTAACCGGCACGGGGAGCGCCATCAGCGCTAGCCGGGTCTACCCAAGGTAGGTTCCAGTCAAACAGATAGCAGTTTTCAGTCAGTGCGCAGAAGTCTCGCGTTTTCTGATTGATCCATGCTGCCTTTGGTCTTTCTGCACCACCTTGAGGCCATGATCCAGTACCACGGCTAAGGATTGGCAGCATTACAACCACAATCCCCCGCGACAGGTAATATCGCGCTAGGCTTTCACGCATTGCCTGAATCGTTTCCTTGGCTACCGGCGCCATATCGTTGGTGCCGGAGTCAATAATGATGATGTCGCACTTTACCGAATCAGCCAGAAAAGCGGCGCGGGCCTCAATCAGTGCGGCAGTCTGGCCAGATACCCCGGCGTTATATCCTCGAAAGTTTCGAGTTGCCCCCGGAACTTGAGACGGTTCCCAGCCTGGATAGACGGTAGTGTCGTGCCATATCTCGCAAGTGAAGCGGCCTTTAGAGAAGTAGCGCGCCCACGAAAGCCATCCTCGATTCCAGTGGCTAATCTTCGCAGCGGTGGCCACGTCATTTTGCTGCACAAGGGAAGTGCCGATAACGCCGACACGATTGCCTAGAATGGCGTTGCGCGGTGGAACTCCGGTTCGGTAGGTCACGTCAGTCCCTCCATACTACGGCTTCAAAGGTTGAGGCGCCCGCTACCCCAGCAAGGGTAATGCGAGCATTCACCATCAAGCCCTCACCATAGGGAGGCACACGGCTACCAGAATAAGCCGACGAAGCCATAAACGAACCGCCTTCAATATCGCGGTAGTTCACGCCGTCCGGACTTCCAGAGAAAACAACAGTTCCGGCGCTAGGCGTTACCTGCGCACCGTTTGAATCAAAGAATCGGATATACGACAGCTCACAGCGGGAGTAACTGGCGTTCATTGCGTCGCTGGTATAACTGCCATCAGCGACAGGTCCGGTAATCGTGTAACGCATAACCATGTCGGTTTATCCGTGTCTGCGGCCCCGCTCCGGCCTATTCTTCGTCGCCCCATTCAAGTACAGGAATCATCTGGCAGCGGCAGTTAATCGCTTGGCCAGGAAAGCCACGCTCGCCCGTCCGCCTGTCTATTACGGGCGGATCATCATAAGAATACACGTTTCCGCTCATTGCCACATGGTCAGGTCTAGGCTCTGAGCCGCCCCGACTATGCAGCCACCTGAATTTCTTTATGCCAGCCGACTTGGCGCGCTCGACGTTCATTGAAGTTTGAACCTTGCGCACCTGGTCCTTAGCGATAACGTCCTTTCGCCGATCCGTCACGCCCTTGTAATGCTCAAGGAAGTCGCGCACGTCAGCCATGCCACGCCCGCCAGGTTGCAGCGAGCGCATTACAGCGCCTTCAATCTGCGTGTGGTAGCGTGACTCGATGGACTTGATTAGAGCCACGTTCTCGGCAATCGAAGCCTTGACGGCCTGCTGCAATGCGGCTGGCATAACGTCAGTCTTGAGCGTGATCCCGCCGCTGAGCTGCTTGAGCGACTCCTTTAGCTGCGCCTGCTCGGCCTTGTCCACGCCACTAACCATGCGCTCAACGATCTTCGGCGCCTCGCGTGCAAAGATGCGCCCCCACTTGCGGCGCAGTGCATTCAGCAGGATACGGGCCTGGCTGCTGATGCTGGCGTCCATTGCAGCATCCTGAATCGTGATGACTTCGTTCTGCCGAAACACTGACGCCAATTCTTTGGCGTAGTCTTTAAACATGGCATCAATCAGGCGGCCCATTGATGCCGAATACTTTTCCATCTGCGCAGCCGAGTACGTCAAGGGCTTTCCGACTAGAACGCCGGATGCCCTCTCTTTGACATACTGCTCACGCTTGCGGGTTAGCTTCGGCTTCCGGGTCGTCATTCAGGTCTAGTTCCGTTTCTTCCACAAGGCCGAAAAAGTCGCTGTCCTTATCCTGGCGCAGTTGCTGGCGCACATCCTCGCCGTCGATAGCGCCCATGCCTGCGTAGATTTGCGCGGTCTGCGCCTTTTGCAGATTGATAGCGGCCCACTCTGCGGCGGTCGGGCTGTCCAGCGGGCGCCAGGTTGCCTCGAACTCCAATTCCTCAGTGATGCCCAGCTTCGGCTTGATCTCGCTCAGCCACACCATTTTGTGATGCTTATCCAGCAGCGGTTGCAGGTCATTGCACTGGATCGACTCTAGGGTCTGGCGGTAGCTCTCGGCCTCATAGTCGCCGGTCGAATTGAAGCCCTTGGGCTGAGTGCTAAGCAGCTTGGTCGCTGGAACCTCGGCAATCGCGGCAACGATCTGGTATTGCGTCATGATGACAGCATCGAGGTCGGCCAAGCTGGTGTCGTGCTGGAGTATGTCATCGTCCTCCTTGTCGATAACCATCACGCCGTAGTTGTCGCGCACCTCGGTAAAGTCAAAGGTTCGTTTGAGCGATTCGGTAAGGTTTGACCAAAAAGACGAACCATCCGTTTTGTGCACAACAAGGCGCTTAGTCATCGCCAGTTGTGGCGCTTCGTTAGCCGTACGCTCAGCCGCATAGACGCGCTCATAGATGCGCTGCGGAAGGCTAGGGCCACCGTACTGATATGCCGGCTTGAGACTGTCAGCCACCGGGAACGGGACATAAACGCACAGATGCGAGCGGTGGTAACGCTGTCCGCCGACTACATAGAACTCCGGTTGATAGAACCGCATATTTGCCGGATCTTCTACTGATGCGCTGGTTAGCTCAGGCACACACCAGATAGGGTCAATCTGCGAAATGCCTTTGTAACTACCTGGCGTCACGCCGTCAGGGTTGAACGGCTTTGCGTAGTAGTCGGGATCGCTGGACTCAACACGGAAGATAGCCACACGCACGCCGTACACTCGGCCCATGTGGATAAACTCCGTCATGGCCTTATTGATGCCGTATCGCTTGTCCTGCTTTTTGAACGCCTCGACGATCTCGTCAGCGCGAGGATGCTCTCCCGCAATGCTCACGTCATACCCAACACGCACGGCATCACGCGCAGGCATCAGGCAGCACTTATCCACTAGCCAGTGCTGAGCCATGATGGCCGCGACTTGGTAGCCGATGAAGCCTTGGGCCGAGTACCAAAGGAATTGCGAATCAGGGGCGCCAGCGAATGCGCCTAGCTCTGCTTTGAAGCTCGGGATAAGCCCGGTTGGGCTATCCTGGCCAGTGCCCGACATAGCCGGCGTTATAAAGTGCTGCTCAATCATCGCCAGCTTTTGCAGCGGGTTAAGCACTCGCCCAGGCTCTCCATCCGTGCTGTACATAGATTTGCGAACGGAAGTCGGTTCTTCCTTTTTTTCGGGTTCCGCTTTCTTTCGTCCGAACATGCTGGCACCTAGCTGTAAATTGACTTCCTGCGCTTCATTTTGCCTTCAACAGCATAGCGCAATGAGTCTATGAAATGGTTGAAATCGTCTACGGGCTTGTTAGTCGGCTTGCCGTCTTTATCCAATGCCCAACTGTAGTTGTTGAATTCTGTCATGAATTCTACCAGATGGGCATTGACAATGATCTCAAACTCGCTGAGGAAGTCGATTCCCGCATTTACCGAGTCTTTGCCCTTTAGCGCGCCCTCGATGCGTACGCCCTTACCCTTGATGTAATCAATGGACTTTGGCTCGGAGCAGTCGGCTGTCGTCTTGTGCTTGTGCGCTTCCATGCGCTTGATAGCGTCTGCGATTTGGGCATTGGTCATGCCCTTCTCATAGAAGCCGTCATAGACGTATATCCGCTTGGCCTGGAGGTCAATGTAAGACTGGTTAAACGCTGTCGGGTCGTTCGTGTAGCCGAAGTCCAAGCCCTGGACACATTCTAGGCCCTCAATCTCCTCCGGCCTGATTAGGCGCTGCGTGACGTTGGTGAATACCAGACCCTCGGCAGTACCCCAATTCCCCAGGGCATAGATGTTGTAATAGCGCGGGTTCGTCTTCTTTTTGTTCTCCATCACCATCTTGTATTCATCGTCGATGAATGCGTTGTCAAGGTAGGTGGTGTGAAGGGTAAAGACCCCTTGCATGGGGTCATCAAAGAAGATGCGCTTGATCCAGTGTTGTTCGCTAATTGGGTTTAGCGTCAGGATGATTTGCTTTAGGCATCCATGCTCACCACGAAGGCGCAGGTCAAGCTGCTCAAAGTCCTCTTGCGTCAGCTCGGTGGCTTCCTCGCACCATATAGAAGTCACGCCCTCAATAGACTTGAGCTTTTCCACGTCATCCAAGCCGCTAAACATGATCTGCGATCCGTTCGGCTTGTAGGTGATCGTTTTGTCAGTGAGGTTGACATCAAACTGATCAACCAGGCCCCAGCGGCTGATGATGTTGCGAATCAGCGTAAATACAGACCGCTTAATCGTGCGGTCTACCTTACGAATCACTAGGAAGTTGTGCTTGA